TTGCAATCTCAGCAGCATCAAGGATGAGTTGGTCTGCACGTCGACCCATTGCACCCGCAATAACGGTGACAAGCTCACGGCGCTCATCAAAGTTGATTTTTTGCTGTTGGAAGATATCTGTATATTCTGGTGCATCCCAATCTTGCAGGGTTGCCGTCGCATTGGAATGGCCGACATTCATAGGTGTAACATCAGCTTGGGGGACGTGGGGTTGGGCAAGCCCTTTACCCATTTTAGGGAAACGTAAGGTTGAACCAATAACACCTGTACGTACACGGACAGTGTTCATAAGTTTTGATTGGCCTTGGTAAGCATGTTTTACCTCAGCATCGAATTGCGCGATAAACGCGGTAGGTAAGTTCACGGACATTTGAATAGCCTCCGTTAAAGTTAAAACCAAAATGTTGCTTTCGCTACGGATTGGCCGTCGACTTTAACAGGTTGCCAGAATGGCAGTGGGCTGTGTCTCAGGGTCTACAAGCTACGGGTTCACTTGCCCGCCAAGCCTGTCTTTCCAGGTGTCATCTCATTTTTTAGTAAGTTAATATATAAATACTAAAATATCCTTAAGAATACTGCGTATTAAAGAAATCTGCAACTTTCTTCTGCTTTGCTGGGTTGTTCCAATAATCAGGCTCACCCATAATAGCGCTAATCTCTTCTTGTGATGGGGCGCCATTGACAGTACTTGAATGGAGGGGGATATCATTAATATAACCTGCTGCTTGCCGCATGAGGTTCATCACACGGACTTGTGAAGCAGTGATCCCCATCTCCATAAAGCTTTTGTAATCATCTTCTGAGAAGATACCTTGCTGTACAAGGGAGCGACCCCAGCTTTTAACATTGTTGATGATTTGAGGGGCTTGCTCACCAAGCTTGTTAACCTCTTCTTGGTAGAATTGCTCAGCATGTGCTTTTGCCTGCTCAGGGTTGGCCTCAGCATTGCCAAATTTACCTTCACCAGCTGCTTTTAAAAATGTCTTGATAACACCATTAAACTGCTCTTGCGAAAGTTTGTTTGCATGGGAAATTTCTTTGAACATCTGTATGCCAGGGTCGGTTGAAGGATCGAAGTCAATGTTCATATCTTCATCAACTACAAACTCATACTTTGATGGTTCATCAGGGGCATTCTGGACACCTTGGGAAAGTTTCTGGCGCAGGCCTAAAGCTTTTTGTTGCTCGGATTTCAGTGCTTTAAAAATCTCGTCGCCTTTATAAACACCTGAAGTTTCGTCCCAGAATTCTTGGGGTAAATCTTCGGGCTTTGAGAACTTTTGTGCCTGTGGCCTTAAATCAATTGTTTGTTCCTCGTTTGGGTCAGCTTGGATCCCTGCCAATTCGTCCTGGCTTACTTCCCCTAACAATGACATCTCTGCTTCCATGTTATCCCTCTAAAGCTTTTTTTATCCTGGTTTGAATTTCGCGGATGATTGAGTTTTGCCCTTCCCGATGGAAGCCATAAGCAGCACCTTGTATAGCGCCATACTGGTGCATACAAACAGGTTTATCAAGCGTATGGCCTATAAAATAAGCTAAAAGCTTCTTGCCATCTTCCGTACTGAAGACGCGGTGGCATAATTTGTTTACCTCGTCTTCCCCTTGGTGGCTCTTCTCGGTCGCTTCCCGTGCTTGCTGGCCAATATCACCATAAGGATCCCAACTCATTGTGGTGCCCCTTGTTGTGCAGCCATTGCCTGCGCGACCATTTGTTGCATTTCTTCCCGCTCAACATCAGAGCGTATCAGCTTGGCTGGCATACCTATTTGCTCAGCTACCCATTCTCCAATGTCTTCAACCTTATAAGAAAGCGCAGCAAGCTGTTGCCCACCAATGCCAGCCGTTATTTGGGCTGCTTGGATAACCTTCTGGATGTCTTCAAGGTTTTGCTCCCGTGCAATGGGGGATAAAACTTTAATCTTAACATTCAAATTATCGATGCGCTTTAGTTCTGGCGGCAGCATGACCAGGCCTTTTTCATCCATGATGCTAATAATGTTTTGCCATAATGGTTGGACAAACTCATACATCAAACGGCCATAATAGGATTCGCTATCAATACGGCCACCTTTAGCGCGCTCTGCAACTTCTGTCGCCGACCGTACTGCACCAATCTCAGGGGGGAGCTTGTCATTTAACAAGATAGATTTGATGTTGGCTTGTAAATCTTGGGCTAGGAATTGTTGCATATTGATGTCCCCTGCGCGCGGCAAAGGGGCTATAGATGGGCCATTTGCACCTGCATTGCGGCTAACAGGGATAAAAGAACCTGGGTTAAGTGTAAGCGTATTGGCGTTAATTACATCCGAATCAGCGACCGTATAAATACCAAAGGCATTCAATTGTGCTGACCGCAAACCAAGCTCTTTCACTTTGTTGAGGCATTTAATGTCATCAATTGCTTGGATAACTGGGCCACGACCATAAACCTCGCCAGCTGTTTTGCCAAGCCTGGTTACAATCCAACGGTTGCTTGGCGCTTGGCGCTCTACAATCCGCTCTTTGCCTTTAGCAAGGATAACATCGTAGTAATATGTTGAGCTGCCTTTATAGCTGCACTCAATCACTTCAAGCTCAGATAAAGGGTTGGTCTTGATGGTGTTTTGCAAATCAGCAGTCAACCTCGCGTCCGGCCAAGTTTCCTTGATAAGGACAGCTGCCATTTTATGGGTGCGGAAGACACTCTTAACCTTACCATTTACCCCTTCTTCAATGGCGATCTGGTCAATAGGTACAGCGACAAAGTTGATCACCTCATCAGGGTCATCAGAAGGGACGGTTAACAAGACACCCGTGCCAACTGCAAGGTCATAATAGTACTCTGAAACAGCTACGTTAAAGTTTGAAGCGTTGATAATTTCAAACGCTGTCTCCGTAATGATCTCGAGGCTTTCATTCACTTGGTTGCGGTACTGCTCAGGGATAGCGAGGCCTGCCTTAAGTTCAACCCATTTTTTAAAAGGTGGGGTTAAGCTTGCTTGCATCCGGTTGACGAAAGAATTTACACCAATAACGCTTGTTGAATCATAAATGTTGGTGGTCTTTTTTTGGCCAGGGGAGGAACTGTTATAGAGGTTGCGGTTAGGTATGGCATATTGGAACGCCGTCTCATAAAGGGCACGGAAAGATTCCTTTTGTACCTTCGCCTTTTCGTAACGGTCTAACAGTTGTTTGGGGTCTTGCCTGTTACTCAACCTAAGGTGCTCCGTAGCTTGACGCCAACTTCATCACCCTGGTTCAACAATGAGCGGCGTCCACGCATCCGGCCACCACGCTTACGGTCGCTTTCCTCACGCTGGAGCCTTTCCCGTTCTGCTGCGGTACGTTTCTGCTGGTCTGCTTGGATACGTGCTTGCCGATCCAGTTCTGATTGGTATTGGCCTAAACCGTTATCACCACCGCCCCTTTGGCCACCAAGGGCGCCAAGGACGCCACCAGCGATAGTAAGGGGGGATTTGAGGATATCAACACCAAGGCCAAAAACGCTCCTGCCAAATGATCCGATTGAACTCGCGACTGATCCCATTTCACCTCTCCTGTAAAAATATTCTTTTTGAACCTTTAGCTAACAATAATTTATATAATGCTTTCGGTGTAATGGCAAGCCCATCAACGTTTAATATAGCCCTAACAATCGTGACACAGCTATACATTCCCCTAAACTTCCATCTGCATTCAGGGTTAACTTTAACTTGCCATTCTAATATAGCGGTCACGTTATAATTCAAGAAGAACTTAAGGGTATCATTTATATTCCTCTCGAAGACATTGGTGTATATTCCCCAATGTAAAGGATTGATCATCATTGTACGCCCTTCATCAACCGCAGCAATAACAAAGCAATGGTTGTATTTATTGCTTACCAAAAAGTGCCACCACCTGTTCTTGACAGGGGAACGCATCTTGTCAAAGATCACGTAATAAGTATGGCCGCCATGCCATGGCTCCTGGTATTCGCTCAATAGACTGTCCAATCAACTTTAGCAACGAGGGGTTTCCTGAAATTGTTCTTAGATACCGCAACAGGTGCAGCAAAGGTAAGCGAGAGTGCATCAGCACAATCCGGTGAGCCAAGGCCGCGCCGCTTCATGTCTTCTTTTTTCTCAAGCTGGATTTGGCCTTTCATGGTGTAGCCATATTCAATGCCGATACAGTCTTGTTTAAGTTCGGGGTCATTCGGTAGTTCTGCACCATCTTTCATCCACTGCCGCATCTTATCCCACATTTCAGCCCGCTTGTTGGCATACCTAGCAGCGTCATCTGCTGTACACCCTGCATTAACCTCAATCACCCGTAAGCCAATTGCTTTGCAGTAATCAACGACACCTGCACCAACACCAACGCCATCGATGAAGATGGTTGCATTGGGATACCCTGAAGATATCTCGGCAATCTTATGCGAAAGCTGCACCGTATCAAGGTTGCGGAATTTCAAGAGGGGGTTAAGCTTACGGCCTTGTCGGATAGCAATAACACTCATGTCATCACCAAACCGTGCAACATCAACCCCGATGATGTAAGGGAAGTTTAAATAGTTAACCGCTTTATAAACCATACACGCATCAACGCTATCTGATGCGATGAACTGGTTGCTTGCAGACGTGGGGAATTCGCCGCGTACACGTATCTTGAAGAAATCTGAATCCTCGCCATAATCCAACTTCCATTGTTCTATCTGCTGGAGGTTCGCCATCTTAGCGGTGCGGCTATCAATTTTATATGGTGTCCAACGGTGGCGGAAGCGTCCAAAGCATTCACGGAAACGCCCAGTGTTCCGGTTGGGGTTGCCAAATGCAAACCACATGGCACCGGATGTTGTCATCGCACCTTCAGTTACTTCCCAGATCGAATCTGGTATACCGCTAGCCTCATCAAAGATCACCAGCACATGTTCTTCATGGGTACCCGCAAACGCATCCGGCCGGTTCTCTGACCAGGGGATCGCTGAGGCAAACCATGTCTCTGGCTGCTCCTTAAAATAAAACCGTGTTGCTGTCCATTCGAACCAATCACGGTTAATGGCAAGTTTATGCCATTTGGATAACTCCCGCCACGTCTTGCTCGTTAATTGGTTCTGGGTGTTGGCCGTTACCAAGATTTGGGGGTGGGGGCGGGTAGAGATAAACCACAGCAGCAGCCAGGAAGTAAGGGCAGATTTACCAATACCGTGGCCAGAAGTGACCGCCATCTGTATGGCTGTTTGTAAGCTACTATCGCCATCCCGCTTCCTGATTTCATCACGGATCGTATTTAAAAGGTTCATCTGCCATTCATCTGGCATATGGCCTTGGAGCGGCGTCCCTTCTTCTCCCCACGGGAAGGCATAAAGCACAAACTTGTAAGGGTCATCGTAGAACTGGACAATATCATCAGCAAGGACGGTCAATTTAAAGCTCAGTTGTTCTCTTCATTCCAAGCCACAGCTTTGTCACCGTATTCATCCTCAAGGGTTTGGAATACAGTGGAAGCAATGTTGTGCAATAAAGCCACGCGAGGGTCAACTGAGACTGGGTGGCCAGCATCAATAATCTTGCCGATTTTATTGAGCACTTTACCAAATAAACCAAAAACATCATCCATCTTTACTCTCCCTGTTTTGGCAAGCGTGAGCGTGCCTTCTCGATTTTATCACTCACCGTAATATTGGCAGCCAAGTCAACTTTCTGTTCTTGCCTATCTGCCCAACGGAACCTATTCTTCATGTTCATGTACCAAAGGGTCGCATTAAACTTTTCATTTTGCAAGTTCACGCGGCCATTCTTTTCCCACCAAGCTGCGCACAACTCTTCACCCTTTTTTATGGCGTCAGAAAAGTCTGGATATTCTTTTATCCATTGATAAAGGGTTTCCCCCCTAATCCCTAAAGACGCTGCAACTTCAACCTTGCTTGCTCCATCAGCCATCAAGTCTGTAACCCTCGCCAACATCCATGAAGGGTCGTACTTGGTTGGCGCACCTATTTTTGCCATTAGTTACCTCCTGCTGTTAAACATCAATTTCGCTTATCTCTACTGCAAGTATACCATTTTTTATGACAGTTCCACGCTCAATAATGATTTTATCAATTTGCGAATCATCAATAAACAAGCCAGCTGCTTTCATGGCATCAATGGGCACTTTCAAAAGGTTGTCAAGGTCACGTTTCCGCTTGTCCGGTGGGTAAGCAATGATGGTGAGTTCAAGCCTGCCTTCTAAGCATACTTTTGGCCAAGCATAAGAGATTTTAATTACCTCACCCTTGTAATCCCTTGATTTCCGGCTCAAGAGCGTACGGCCATTTAACATACGCCAATTGCTGTTCTGGGTTGGCGGCCATGGCAGTTGCACACGGATCACGTCATCCTCATCATCTACAAAACCATACCCTTCTTCCTTAAAGAATTTGTTACAGTCAAAAAAGAAATCCCTTTTCTTACCCTCTTCTTGCTTTCCTCCAGCCCCTTTAGGCCATTTGATTACATTACTCATTGTTAACCGCCCTGTTATTAAAAAAAGTATTTCGGGACAAGGATATTTATGCAATGATATCCACCTCCTTCAGTAGGAGGCTCCCATGAACTTAACCCTCACCTGAGGGTGTTTTTTTTATGCGCCATTTGCCTGCATGAAACCTGCTACACAATCGCTAAGGCTTTTACCCATTGCTACTACAGGTACAAATGTTTTTGGGGGCGTAAAGGTGTTTACATCAGCAGGCAGGTTCATTGGGACATAGTTCACGTTGAACGACGTATATCCTGGAAAAACGTGACTTGCAGCACTTGAGATATCGTTTGTCAATTTATCCCGTACAAAGTTATTAACGGAATTACTTACCGAGCTGAAATGCAGGATTTGCCCATCAAAATGGAAATTGCCTTGTGCTGCCCAATGTTTGAAACGGTTTTCCCCAACAAGGTGCAGGAGGATAAGTTTGAACTTTTTCAGCTGGGGATCAGGCTCTTTTTCTATTTCGATTTTAAGGCTGTTTTTAAGCTCGCTGAGTTGGGTTTGGTTTCCAGAGGTAACTTTGTCCATTTTTTCGTTCAAATCGCATCCAGAGTCCATCCAGCAGCCTTTATTGAGCCATGTGGCAGGATGTTTTATGTATTCTTTGTCTTTGCCATGGACTTTTTGGGCGAATTGTTTCACGGCATGAGTCAGCTCTTCAAGGGTTGCTGATTTTAAAGCTTTGTCAAAAGCCCATTGCCCATCTTGTTTATCTTCTTTTCTCGGATAAAGCTTATACCATTCCAGGAATTCTGGGGTGTATTCCCCTTTTTCCCGTTGACCTTTTTTGGATGCTTTGGCACGCTTAACACTAGGAAACGCCTCGTTTTCACACAGTTGCTTATGGGTGGCAGCTTGATTTTGGCTGCACAAATGTGCTGGTAAAACTGATCCTAGATCAAATCTTCCTTCCTCATCAATCAAATAATTTTCAGAATCTAAAAACTCACTAGGAGCGTCAGCGACGGCGCGAGCAGGGCGAGCTGGGCTTTTTTCTTTTTTTATATTTTTTTCTTTTTTAATCTCTGTAGTAGTCTCTGCTTCTATATAGATATAGTCAAATTGACCAGACGATGTAGTCAAATTGACCAAATCGGAGCTTTCCTCGGTTTCATCGATATGGTCATTTTGAGCAAATCGTATATTTTCTGCCATTTTTTGATCTAAAACCTCATAATTTATAGTGTACCATTTACAATGATTAAGCGCATCACCATTAAATTTTTCAGTTTTTAAAAACTTCATCTTTTCGAGCTTTTTAAATGTCCTGATGATTGAACTTCTAGACAAAAAAGGGAACTGTGTTTGCCACTGTTCGTAGGTGTTATAAATCCAACGTTTTTTATCTCTAATATGTGCCCTAGGATGAGAAAGCCAATAATGGACTTGCTGAAGGATTATAGATTCATTCAGCCCAATCTTGGTTGCAAGAGATGGAAGTACAATTAATGGATATTCATTAATTAGGTTGCGCGATGAATTAGAATGTGTCATTTAGTTAATAACTCCTTGACTTGGTTGAGGGTTGATAGCTTCTTGACTTGTTTGATTGTTGATATTCTTCTTCATAAGGTTTCTCCTGATTAAATGGGTCATTTGGTTAATATCCTTCTGAATTATTAGACGGTTGATAATTTTCATAAGCTCTCTCCTTCTGGTTTTTCATTTGGGTTGTGTCCTTATGTAACATGTTATGAATTGGCTCCTTTTGTAGCGTTCTGCTGTGTTTCATTTGGTTGATGTCCTTCTGATATATCCTCCATTGAGTTTCTCCTTGTTGGATGTGTCCTTTAGTTAATAACTCCTTCTGATACGTCATTTGGGTTGTGTCCCCTTCTGGTGTTTGGTGGGTGTGTCCGTGATGTGGTTGATTTTTTCCTTGGTTGTTGATTCCTTGGAAGTGTTCTTTTGATGAGCTGTGATGAAGCTGATTAAAAATATTGTAACTCCGTGCAATATTAGATTGACAATAAGACCTTGGAAGAAGCGTCAGGTTTAACATCTGGCGCTTTTTTCTTGCCTGCCATAAATGTAATAAAGCGAGAGAAGTTGCAGGGACGTTGATGTTAAATGCAGTTTGGGAATGGTTCATATCTTTGCCTACCTGTCTATCTTGAAATGTTTTTCCAGCATATGAAAAACACAATTCTTTGAGCGCAATCCGATTTTGGATTTGCGTTTTTCTTCTATAATTTAAGGATGTTATTCTGCCTTGAAAATTAAACTGTACGCAAGAACTTTCTTTGTTGCATACTTTCAGGCTTTTGTTATATAAAGACATTGTTGTTACTCTTGTAGTTAATGACTCTTTGTTATTACTCTTGTAGTTAATGGCTCGTTACTCATGTGGTTAATGACTCTTTGTTGTTGCTCATTTGGTTATAGGCTCTTTACTCTTGTGGTTAATGACTTGTTACACACGTAGCCAAAGGCTCTTTACTTTTGTAGTTAAGGCATTGTCTATAGGACATACTTTCGTCCATTAGTGTGTGCTTTCAATACTTTGTTTTTTGCCTTGCAAACTCTTCACTTTTTGCACTGGCGTTTTGATCTTTTCTTCCTTCGACCCCCTTCATTGGGGGTTTTTTTACCCGAAATTTTCATATCGGTAAGAAGGCACCGTAGGCTCCGGTGTATCATTCATCAATTTCTCAAGGGCATCTTCATGCACCGTATAAATTGAGATGCGTGAAACAAAATCATATTCAACGCTAATGATGCCTAAATCAATAAGGAGCTTCTTTGCCCTCTTAACTGTTCCAACGTTGACGTCAAGATCATCTACATACTCTTTGTCTATTTTTGCAAATGGTTTTTTTCCATTTTGTTTCCAATCAAACAGCAAAGCCGACAAGAAACACGAAGCATTTATAGATTTGGTAACTTTCGTATATTCTTTGTCCCATATCGCATAATCATTTCTATCTTCCACCATCCCTCCTGCTTGTTATTTGAAACTTTGGCATTCAATTTACAAGCAAGGAAACAAATGTCTAGGCTGGATTTTCAGCTTTGGTTACTGGATAATAAAAATCTGCGAGCTTTGCATTCATCCAAATTAAGAGCTTGCGCATCACAGCTACAACCGCAACTTTTCCTGGTTTACCAGCAGCCTTAAGCTTTCCATAAAAGGCTTTGATGGTATCATCTAGCCTTATAGCTGTCAGTGCTGCCATATAAAGGGCATTACGTATCAATTTACGGCCACCTGATATGCGTCGCTTGCCACGCATGGTGCCACTATCCTGGTTGTGTGGGGCAAGCCCTACAAGGGCACAGATTGAGGTAGTTTTCATGTGGCCTAATTCTGGCAGCTCAGTCAGCAAGAGTGAGGCTGTTACCTTGCCAATGCCACTAAAAGATTGCAGGATGTTATACGCTTCTTTCGCAACAGCATCTTTATTGATGCAAGCATTGATCTTTTTCTCGATGGCATCAATCCGTGTGCTAATAGTGTCAATATTAGCTTTAATATCATCTATAATCCATTGGATGTCACACTTATCAAGGTGTTGTTTTTCTGCTGTCCGGAGGTCAATTAATTGGCGTCTGCGGTTACCCAAATCCCTTAAGGATTGCTGGGTTCCTGAACACAATGTTGTGCCTTTCGGCTTTAAGAGGGTTCCAAATTCTGAAAGGACTCTTGCATCAATTTTATCCGTTTTAGCAAGGCATCCGGTTGCCCGTGCGAAATCCCTAACTTTCCTCGGGTTAACCCTGGAAAAGGGCACACCATGCTCTGTTAAGGCCGCCATAAGCGCTTTCTCATAACCTCCAGAAGCTTCAAATACAACGTTTGCTGGATTCAGTATTTTTAAAGAGGACGCCAATGATAGCGCCCCCTTGTCGTTATTCTGAACTTGCCAATATTTTCTTGTTATATTGCAAAAAACATCCAGGATGTCCTTAGATATATCAATACCAATAATAGTTTGTTCCATGATCTCTTATCCTTATGGCCGTGGCTTTATCCACTTGCAACTGTACAAGACCTTTATCATGTTGGTGCCTCTCGCTCTTATTCGAATCTAAAAATTCATGGTATAGTACGAGGCCACGACAAAGTCGTTATAATCATTTACTGTCAAAAAAGATAGTAATTTATTCAAAAGTTTATGGGTTTAGCGCCCCTTAGAAGTTCGCTTGCATTGGCACGCTTAGTAACATTAAAATTTGCTTCCATATCATACCCTGAAGAAACGAAGCCCATAAAAATTTGTCTTCCCTCTATCAGAGTCAATCCATTCACTTTTCTTATTTTAAAATCATTAAACCCAGTAATTGCCCTATAAAAACAAAACAATACGAATTTGTAATAATAATAACGTTCTAAAGTATATTCAAATAACATGGGTTCTTCATTTCTTTCAACTGTCCGATTTTTTCGGACATTTCATGAAGTTTAGAGTTGGTCACAATCTGTGACTAACTCAACTGCACTCAAAATGCGTGCACTTCAGCGAAGGGCTTTATCAATTTTACTAAGTATTTTACTACCAATTATACATATAGCTATACCAACTAACATATATGGAAGCATTGCTTTAAAGAAATGCTTAATGCCACTATAAATAATGTTACTATCCAGCTTTATAATACAACCAATAATTATAGATGAACCTAATAGTCCCGCAGAAATTATTATTGATAAAATAACAGCTCGTCTGAAATCCCGACATACTAGTTCGATTTTTCCGGACATTCCTGTTCCTTCTTCACACATGCTTCTTATGGATATAGGATTTAAGGACTGCATTAATACGGCTCTGATAACCTTTACCGTCTGCTTTAAACCAATCAACGATTTCCTGGTCGAGGTACATGTGAACATTAACCTTTCGTTGAGGCATCATTAATTGGGCAGAATTAAGCATATCTTTAGTCCAGATCGGATTATCGGGATCATTGCGCGCCGATTTTTCAATCTCTTTATCAGAGAGTGATTTAACTTTATCCCAATCAGTGCGGCTTTTTGGCAGGTTCTGACGGGTATAATGAGTAGTAGTGCTTCCTTTCATGGCTATGTGCCCTCCTTGCTGAGATAAGCCGGATTCTCTGACCTCGCTTGGTATAAACAACCGCTATCTCTAGACCTTTTAAAATTCCAATAGCGCAGAACCTCTTTTCTCCATAATCTTTGCGGTTGTCTTCAAATTCCATTACTGGATACTCGAAGATTAAAGCGGCGTCTGCAAAGTCTATCCCATGTTTTTCGATATTCTTGAAATTCTTGGTTTCATCCCATTCAAACTCCATAAAGAAAGACCTTTATAAAATATATTATGTACATATTTGCACACATAAGTCAAGTGGTAGTGACTCAAACTTTTAAATCAGCTTAAAGTTCTTCCAATCAAAGTCTGGCCTAATCTCTTCCTTGGTGACCTGACCTTTGGTGGCTTTTTCAATCTTCATGCAGCTTAAAGGGCTAGGGGTGGCCGTTCCATGATACCATTTTAAGGCACTTCCATATGTTGTATTTATCGACATAGCAAGTTTTTGGATTGACCCAAATATTTCAGCTGCCTTTTTAATAGCTTCTACATTATGTGATTCTTTTTTTGGTGGCATCTCTTCTAAACACACTTTCAATAACAGTTTACCTATATATGCGCAAGCATATTCTCCTAAATTTCAATTATCAATAAAATTATTTTTTTGGTATTGACCTAGGTATGTTCGATATATATATTGAAAATATGTTCGGTATATATATCGATATAACATAAGGATCAAGACCATGAATCCAAAAGTATTTTGTCCAGAATTAGACTGCTTTGTATCAGGCAGCGAGGTGTGGGAACTGATGCATGGCAAAGAGCGCATCAAAAAAGAATTGAGCTTTGCATGCCCAGATATTGGGTGTGGGGTGCGGATGACGGTGAGCAGGTGTTATGTTTATGGCAAGCCATGGGAAGTTATTTTTAGGACATATCCCCGTGAACTGCACGCGTATGGATGTGCCTTTATTGCTGCTAGGAATGCTGAGAGATATAAGAAAACTAAAGAAAAAAAGAGGTTTTACTAATGGATAGGTTCAATGTAAAAGATGCAGCTGAACTCTTCTTTAGGGAAACCGATAAAGCTGAAGACTATTATGAAGAGTTAGGCTCCTATAATAGTTATGAAGAATTCCTTTATATGGATGAAAAATATCAACGTTTGAAAGGCAGATTGGATGAAATGCTGTATAATGCAGCTAAAGTAGTTGGGAGGCAAAAATGTTAACAGCACAGCAACGTGAAGAACGGCGGAGTGGTATTGGTGGATCGGACGCTTCAGCTGTTGCCGGTGTCTCAAAATACAAAACGCCGCTTGATGTCTACTTGTCCAAGGTTGGTATGAAGGATGACAATATTGATAACCCCAATATCCAAGTGGGTAACAAGCTTGAGCCAATCTTACGTACCTTGTATATGGAACGCACTGGCCAATTCCTGGATACACCTGATGAGACTTACCGCCATATCGACCACAACTTTATGCTTGCCAATGTCGACGGCATTATTGGTGCAGAAAATGCTGTTTTAGAATGTAAAACGGCTGGTACCCATATGTCTAAGCTTTGGGGCGATGCTGGCTCTGATGAAATCCCAACAGAGTACCTTTTACAATGCGCCCATTATGCTGAAGTGATGAATGCTGCTTATGTGGATATTGCGGTGTCTTTCCTTGATGAAACAGCCAAGCACGTAATCTTGAATACAGATGATGTTGGTATGCTCAAGCTGGTGGCGGGGATTGATTACCGTGTTTACCGTTATACACCCCATAAAACGCTCCATACCCGTTTGGTTGGGATCGAAAGCCAATTCTGGTTTGATAGTGTGCAAAAGCACCTGCCACCTGCGCCTATCTCCCAAGCAGATGCCTTGAAGCTTTGGCCACGTTCTTCAGAAGGAACCATTATTGCCGATTTAGATGACTATGACACGGTCGGCCAACTCAAGGATGTACGGGAGCAAATCAAAGCACTTGAAGGGAAAGAGGCAGAATTGAGGAGTGCGGTTTGCAAGAAGCTCCAAGATGCCGCCTTGCTCCTTGGAGCCAATGGGGAAAAGCTCGCCAGTTGGAAGAGCCAGGAAGCTAACCGTTTTGATGTTTCCTCATTTAAAGGGGAACACCCAGAGTTATATAGCAAATTTGTTAAAACCAGCGAATCACGTGTTTTACGGATTCCATAAGGAGGAAGAAAATGAAACCAAAAGGAATGTCACCTTACGAATTTGATAAGGAAATTGTGGAAAGGGAAGAAAATGTCTTTTTTTACAATGAACGCGGCAACGTGGTGGGTATTAACCGTGCTGCTTATGCATTTGCCGCCCAGAAACTGTTAAATGAAATTGAAAAAAGGATGGGCAGATAATGACGAACCAAATCGTAACTTCAGACAAGAAGCCCTTAACAGCAGCCGATTGGCTTGCAAAGGATTCTTTTAAGAATAGCTTAAGGATGGCGCTGCCTAAGCACATGAACCCCGACCGGATGTCCCGCATTGCCTTAACGGAGTTGCGCCGCACGCCAAAGCTTAGCGAGTGTAATCCCATGTCTTTTGTAGGGGCAGTGATCCAATGCAGCCAGCTTGGCTTAGAGCCAGGGAACAACCTTGGCCATGCTTACCTTATCCCTTATGGCAAGGAATGCCAGTTGATCATTGGTTACCGTGGCATGATTGACCTTGCAAGGCGTTCAGGCCAAGTCGTGAGTTTGCAAGCCCATGTAGTTTATGAAAACGACACCTTTGAGTTTGAGTATGGTTTAACACCAAAGCTGCGCCATGTCCCTGCAAGGTCAACCCATGGGAATTTTGTTTATGTTTATGCGTGCGCAACCTTAAAAGATGGTGGGGCACAGTTTGAAGTCATGTCCCGTGAGGATATTGAGCAGATTATGGCGGCTTCAAAATCTTCCAGGTCAGGACCTTGGCAAACCCATTTTGATGAAATGGCACGTAAAACAGTTATCCGCCGGTTATTCAAATACCTGCCGGTCAGTGTTGAAATGACCCAAGCCGTAACACTGGATGAAGCAGCAGAGAGTGGAATGCAAAACAACTCAGCAATTATTGAGCACGAAGATACCTTTGTTGACGACAATGGTGAGGTGCATGCAACCCATGTTGGGCAGGTGCAGCCTATCTCTAAGGCAGAACGTATTTCAGAAGTTTTAAAAGCATAGGGGATTAAAAATGGGGTCATTAAATAAAGTAATGCTCATTGGCAATGTTGGTGGTAACCCTGAAGCAAGGATGACCCAGGATGGTTTGGAAGTCGTGCGGTTTTCTTTGGCAACTAATGAACACTGGAAAGATAAACAAACAGGCGAGAGGCGGGAAAAAGCGGTGTGGCACCGGATTACCGCTATGGGAAAAATGGCAGAGCTTTGCAAGTCATACGTGAAGAAGGGATCAAAGGTTTTCGTCAATGGGACTATCTCTTATTCAAACTATGAAAAGGACGGCCATAAGTTCCAATCAACAGACATTTTACTGAAATCCATCCTGTTCCTCGACAGCAAGGAGGCCACATTAGGCGTTACCCATCCTGCTGACGGTTCGCATGATGACGCAATACCATTTTAAAAATATAAAGATTTAAGGAGTCTCCACATGTCCATTTCACATGAAGATTTTGCGACTATACAAGCAGCAGTTTCACTAACACAAGAAGAGCTAGGTAGGTTATCGCAACAAGTTAAACATTTAGAACACGAAATCTATTATACAGACAAACGATTTGCAGATTGCCGTAAAGCCCTCAAAGCCATGAAATACCATTATTTTGAGTTATATACTTTCCTTGAGCAAAACTACCCAGAAGTGCGCAGTCGCTATGAGGATTGGATGATTGAAAGGTGCGAGGAGCTAGAACCGTTATTCAAGCTTGACCCAGATATCCTTGTTAAAAACCCTAAAAAAAGGGAAGAAGCCCTCTATGTGGCCTTGCGGCATTTATACGATTTGGATGAGCAATTTAACTATTGAGCATAACCCTTACAAATGGATTAGGCCTTGATCAAGGCGGCGGTAGTGTGGTTCATTCCCTAGGTGTAACAACTGAAGGGATACAACCCATGACCGACGCCGAATTTTTAGATATGGTTAAACAAGCTGACATGATGGTCAGTATCATCTATAACCAAGTTTATGAAAGGCCAGAACTAAAATACCTAACGCCGTTAGACTTCCAGGAAATGTTAAAAAGGAATATAGGCTCCTTTTCCTATGAGGGAACCTCCTACGAAGAAAGATGGAGGATTAGTGAGAATGCCCCATATCAAAAACATTCTATGGAAGACCTTTACTTACATTACCTCCTCTCAGAATATTTGAATAATCTTGCTGCTGAGAGCGCCCATGAACTGCCAAAATTAAACTAAATGAAAAGGGATTTATGATATGCCTACAAACGTGGATGCGCCTTTTCCCCTCACAGATGAAGAATTTATAAAAAGGATGAAAGCATCTCTTTTATTAAGGAGGGAAATTATAGACAATGATGAAAGTTTGCCACTTAACCCTACAGATTTCCAGGATATGTGTAACAAGCATTCTGTTGATATGATCCGGTATTACACGCTTTATTGCATCCTAGGATATCTTGATAATCTTCTTGAAGAGCATAAGGTGTTTAACCAGGTACGGATTGCAAGTTGAATGAGGAAAATAAAACAGGGAGGGTTATACAATGAACCAGCATCAACTCTTGGTAAAATATATAGGTGAGCATAAAGAAGGGTTGGAACTTGTAAGGAACCTTAAAAAGCACCCTGAATTATATAACAAAGCACAATATCTGATATCCCAAATAAATTCGCCTTCTGGGAGGATGTCATCAACAAATATCAAGTCAAGGGAGCTCCGTTCATTCTTATCAGATTGTAATAAATATTTTTCCCATCTAAACAAGTAATCGTTAACATTTAAACTTGATTTTTTATACATAATTGTTATTTTAAAAACATGACAATATGTTAAATTTATCCAGGAGTTTTGAATGGCCAGTCCTGTGCCAATGAAATATCTAACCCTTAAACATCGTGAAAAACGTCCCCGTGAATACCTCTATAGCCACGAGGTTGAAGCTTTGATTGATGCTGCCAAAGAAAACCGGAACGCGGTGCGTGACCAAACGCTCATCCTTATGTGTTACCGCCATGGTTTAAGGGCATCTGAAGCCTGCGCCATGACTTGGGCACAAGTTGATTTTGAAAACCTCCGCTTACATGTCTTAAGGATCAAAGGTGGCCAAGACTCTGTACAACCATTGCGTGACCGTGAGATTAGGTTGCTGAGGCGCCTCTGGAAAGAGCGTAAGCACAATTCCCCTTACTTGTTTCTCACCAGCACCGGCACACGGCTTACGGTTGGTAACTTCCAAAAGATCATGCTTAAGCTTGGTCAAAGAGCAGGGTTATTGGTACCACAAATCCATCCACATATGTTGAGGCATTCTACTGGCTACAAGCTCGCCAATGATGGGGTGGATACGCGCGTTATCCAAGATTACCTCGGCCATACCGATATCAAGAATACGGTGATCTATACCAAATTGTCGGACAAGAAGTTTGACAAAGTGTTTCTTGACTGAGGCGGCGCAGGTTGAGGGTCGACCACTAAACGCATAAAAGGTCAACGCATCCCTTTTAAAGGGTTGGTATCTTTAGGTTTATCTGTAGATTTAGATCATGTTCTTCCTGTTCAAGAAAATTAATATTGACAAATATAGGTGCAATATGTAACCATAAGAGTTACATAGTTATAGGTATAAATTGACTATTAAAAGCTTTAAACAAAAATTTCTGGAAGACTTCTTTTATGAAGGCCTTACAGCGAAAGTCCCCCAGAAACTTGTAAAACGGCTGGCTATCATGCTTGATCTTTTAGATAGCATTGCTGATATAAGTGATTTAAAAGGGTTCAAAGATTTCCATAAACTTAAGGGTGACCGCAAACATTACTACAGCCTTCATGTCTCTGGTAATTGGTGTGTGACTTTTATATGGGATGATAGTGATGTATATGAAGTTAAGCTTGAAGATTACCATTAAGGGGTAGTAAAAAATGCAGAGAATTCAGACAAGGAAACCTACTAATCCAGGGGTTATTTTAAAAGAGATGTATCTTAAAGAGCATAAGTTAGGGATTTCTCAGTTTGCCCAACTCACAGGGTTACATCGTAAAACTGTTAGCTCAATTATCAATGGCCATACAAGCATAACAGCTGACTCTGCTTTAGCCATTTCACAAATACTGAACACAACACCAGAATTATGGCTTAATTTACAGAATAAAGTTGATCTTCATCAGGCTCGCCGACGACGTCAGCTGAAGGTTGAAGAAAATGTGAGTTTGAAGTAGCAGAAAACCCTGTTAAGGGATTTTATCTCCAGTAAAGATCAAAAAATGCCAACCATCATGAAAAGCCGTAACTTTCCTGAGCTACAGGTTGATCCTATGCAGGTGAAGGATGAAGACTTAAAACCTAAATTTATCCACCTTGAAGATGACCTCTATTACCAGTTTATCCCTCTGTTGGATGGATATATCGCCTACTTTGGGAGGAAGGGTGATTCTTATTATGAGGTTTATCATTCATTGAACATTGGTGCAGAGCGTGAAGGGGATATCACGGTTGCCCGTATAAAGTGGGCGCAACATTATACCAATAGAATATATTTTTCTGTTTTACGCAGGTTGGCGTGTTTTTGCGGGTTGAAGCTTTAAGCGGTTGTGGGAGGTGGCAAGGAGCCGTTATTTCTATTTCCTGGGTATTTTGCAGAATTATTCCTTTGCCTGCCTTTGACAATTAATCCAAAGCATGATCCATAGATGCCATAGAGTATTGCATTTTACAATAGCTATGTTATTGTAAATAAAAGAGGAAGCTTCACATGCTTAGACGAATAATAGCCTTTTTAAAAAGGCGGCACAGCCCTTTAATGATTAAAAATATTGCATTTAATCACTTTGATTAATGCTCGTAATCTTGCCCATTGAATTTATTTACATCCAAGTCAATTATGTCTTTAGCAAGGTAAGCGATAGCACACAAAGTACCTGCTAGTATGCCACCTATATAGAGCAAAAGGGCAGTCACTTTTTTTCAATCGTAAATATTTCTGTTATGCCAAAGGCGGTCATAATAAACATGATGATGCGGTCAATGTCATCAGGCGTAAAGTACATCACAATTGCTGCCACTAAGGCCGCAATGCCTTTCCAGGTGGATATTTCAGCAAACCTTCCTTTAATATAATCAAACATTTTGTTCTCCATATGTTTTTGTTGCGCGTTTAAGCCAGCCCTTTAAGAAGGTATTAAGGGCGGGGTTGATGTTGCATAACTTCAGGTAGTAGTTGCTGAGGTCGCTAATGATGAGGGGCATAAGTAACTTTTCATCAATTGAATTGACGGACGCCAATGTCTTGGTACCAATGATCCCATCAACCTTTAAAGCATGATCTTGCAGGCAGAAGTTAGCTGCGGATTGGAGCATTTTGTTGGCTCTGCTTGATCCAAGGTTGACACCCATATCGAGCACCTTTGTAGCCAACCCTTGGGAGTTGATTTTCCCAAGTTGATGAGGGTTCCAAAAGATGTTTTTATAAAAAGTCTTGGCAATTGCGGGACTTAAGGCAAGGATATCTGCTGCATCCACATCCCCATCTTGGTCAATATCGCCCATAAGGCCAAGGGTTTTTAGGAACCGTAAAGAGATGCCATGGTTGGTAACCCCTCCTGGGTCATTTGGATTGTTAGAATATCCTCCCTCATTTGCTAAAATGTAAGGGATTGCTGCTTCAAAGTTTGCCACCCGTTTTCTCCTTTTCTTCCCATTGTAGCCAGCCATAAATATTGAAACCTAAGAAGACAACATAAAGTGCCGCTTGCGCATATATCCCCCTGGAAAGGTCAACTAGAAGCCAGCAAATATTACAAAGCCCCCAAATGAGGAATCCCCATTTATTCTGGCGGGCATTAAGGTAAGCCCCGCATATCGTTATGGCCGTAAGTGTCCAGGTGAAAAATGTAAACATCAGTACTCATCCAGGCTAGGTGTGAGCTGTATAATCTCATCGATTGAGGTTGGATTAGTAAGTGCTTTTAGTGGCTCTGTTGCATCCCTAAGTTGCTGCTTCTTGGTTTTAAGGTTGTCCACTTCTTGCTCTGTGCCGATTTCCATGGCGCGGGCAAGGAGTTTGTCATAGGTATCAAGCAAGCTATCCCTTTTTTGCCTTAAGCGTCCTAAATTAATGTCTTTGGCTTTAATGAGATTGATATTTATCTTATCTCCGCCATCCTCCCACGCGTCCCTAAACCCGTCCACTGTTGGAAAATCTGTGTCTTCTATTTCCCTAACATTAATCGCGTTTTCAGGAATAGATCGCTCCATAACAAGGGCTTCGTACTGCTCGTCCGTTAAGCTTCCAACCATTTGCTCTATTGAGCTTTTAGGCGCTGGACATACAATTGAAACTCCACCATCCTCTGGCCTTGTAAAAATTATTTTTTTCATAAAAACTCTCCCTATTGGTTGCCCATTGCCATAAAACTTACGTTAACAGGATCAAATTTACTTCCTGCTCCGTTATGCGTACCCGTCCTAGTTGTTCCTGTACCCATTCCACCAGAGACTATGTTCACTGTCGATGTCTGACCGGCGGTTGCTTCTTGGCAAGTCCCACTGACTGCATAATTCGCGCTGGCGAAACTTGTTGTGAAAGTCCATGTTAATTCACCAGTGCCCGTAGATACTACTGAGGCTATATTATAGGCTGACTGCAATGTAGGCGTCGAGCCTGAATAGGTTACAAATCCCCAAGCCTTGACAGCGCTCTTGTGATATTGTTGCGTTCCAGGTGAAACGAAAACGGTGGTGCTAGTCCCAGTAACCTGCTGAGCTTGCGTTGCAGCAGTAGTACTCGCAGGCGTTGCCCAGGTACCATCACCCCGCCAAAATGTCGTAGCACCGGCAGCGGTGCCGCTGTTCAGGTTTGTTACAGGTAAATTTCCAGTGACTTCTGAAGCAAGGTTAACGGAAGCTGAGGTACTTAATACACCCGAAGTAAGCTTAGCAAAGCCTGAACCTGTTGCGCGTTTTATAACCTTTCCTGTCGTTCCAGAGAACAAGGCAACTTCGCTATCGACCGATGATGCAGGCCCCGTTACATCACCACTGCCAGCTCCGCCTGCGGCTTCCCATCTTAGCCCAGAGGGTGCGGTGGAATCAGCTGTTAATACGTATTCATCCGTTCCCACAGGGAAAGTGATATTATTCGTACCATCATTAACGATTAAGTCGCCTTTTGTCGTGGTTGGGGAAAGGGCATCAAAAGCGGCTGTCTTCGTGCTTGCACCAGTACCGCCATCAGCAATTGCGAGGTCAGTAATTCCGGTGACTGATCCACCTGTAATGGTGACATTGCTTGCAGCCTGGGTAGCTATCGTCCCAAGGCCTAACGTTGTCCTTTGGGCAGCTGCGTCAGCATCATCTAAGATAGCCCTTCCTGCGGCTGTAATGTCAGCTTCAGCCCAAGTATCAACGCCAGTCGTATAAGCTATTTTATCTGCTGCTGTCCCTAATGTAGAGATACTTTGCAAGTTGCCATTGTAAGCCTGTACATCTGTTCCGATAACAAGGCCTAAATTTGTGCGTGCATTTGCGGCGGTAGATGCACCAGTACCGCCATCAGCAATCGCGAGGTCAGTAATTCCGGTGACTGATCCACCTGTAATGGTGACATTACTTGCAGCCTGGGTAGCTATCGTCCCAAGGCCTAACGCTGATCTTTGGCTGCTTTGGTTAGTAAGGGCTAAGAACATACGACCTATGGGTGCAAGATAGGTTTCAGCCCAACCACCTATACCAACTGTATAAGCTATTCTATCGGCTGTTGACCCTAATGCAGAGATACTTTGCAAGTTGCTATTGTAAGCCTGTACATCCGTACCAATCACCAAGCCTAAATTTGTGCGTGCATCTGCTGCCGTACTTGCGCCAGTACCGCCATCTGCCACAGCCACATCTGTACCACCAGGTGCATAATAATCCGTACCTTGTGTGGCAATTGTTAAAACGCCTGTGGCGGTTGTATTCTTTAAAAGGCCTGTATTTAGGTCAGCAAGCACTTGCTCGCCGGTTAGCACCCCATCGGAAGTTTGGACAATATAAGATGCACTGATCGGTGCACCTGAGCCTGCATCCAGAACATTTTGCCAAGCACCGTTAACATACCCTTCAAATGTACTTAAGGACGAATTGTAACGAAAATCACCATTAACTGGGGCGCCTGGCCTTGAACCCGTAGCACCTATAGGGAGACGCATACTGGCATTTCCAGGGATAACAGGGTTATCAGTAAGCCCAATTGTAAAAGTGTCCAGCACCTCAAGGACATCGATTTCATTGGCTGTGCCTTCAATATGGACGGGCGATGTTTTAAGCTCAAATGCCCCATCATTGTCAAAACCCATAAGCTTGCCCGCCCTCTCATCTGGTAAGGCTAAGGTTAAATCGATAGCCTCATCCGTTGGTTGGAGCTTGAAGGTGCGGTCAATATCCCGCCTGCATTGCTGGGAAGTTTGCATTTGCTTATTCATGTCATTATTGACATCAGCCGCAAGGAAGTCACCTGGTTGGGAGTAGTCTGCGGAACGGTATTCATTAACACCTAAAATCGCATAAATATCATCGGCGACTGCTGCAACGTTTAAAACAATGGTGCCGCCTGCTTGGGCACCCACCCCTGTAACCGTATAATCAGTGGTTAACACAAGCTTTGTAACGGTGCCCGCCCGTTCACGGTATACGGCAATATCTTCTTCTTCAAAAATCTGGAAGTCATAATCAAAGACTGTTTCCCCGCCTGCGGCAACATTCCTTTTATAACGGTCGTTTTGTGGTGTGGTCATTTCTTCCCCCTGTTATTCACCTAAATTATCGCGCAAGCCTTCTTCGGCCAAATCAAAGAGCTTCCTTAGCACCAATGTATTCTGGAATGGGATCATCCGCCGTATCGCACTAACCTGGGAAGGCGACAGTTTTTGACCGTCCTTAATGTAATCAAATATCGCATTAAAGGATTTAACCACGTCTTCCGTAAGGCCAAAAGTTGGCCCTAATGTCGATGATAAATTACGGTTGCTATACCGGCTGGTTGGGGCTGTACCAGCAAGGCTGCTCATGCCTAACCTGTTCCCCGAAACATTTTCAAGGGTATTGTTGGCTTCCATCAACAGCCCTGTAATACCGGATTGGTCAATGCCCTCAATCACCCACTTCTCTGGGTCATCCGAAAGCTCACGGCCAGCCAACATGCTCTTAATGGCATACTGCATCATGCCTAAGCCCACCATTGATACAGATCCCGATAACGCCTCCAGGTCATGCCGTTGCAACCCAGCCAAAAAATAGCGCTGATGGGCAGAGAAAAAGAAAGTTTTAAACTGGGTCATTAAGGAAAGCATTGGCTTATACATAAAGAGGGGTTTATCAAGCCCAGGCTGTAAAACAGTTGCATCGGTAATTTGGCGGATTGCAAATTGGAAAGCGGTGTAAGCCTCTTTATCTGTCCAGTTATTTAACCCAGCGGTGTAAGCCCCATTTTCTTTGCGGCCATGTTTTGAGTATTGATCCTTGATCTTCCGCAACATATAAGGGTCAATATTGTAATGGCTTAAAAAGTCCAGGTCTTTTGTACCTAGCTTGGTAGAGGTTGCCGCCCTTAAAATACGTGCCATCCCCATATAGGCTGCCGACGTCCGCACCATATCTGTATAGGCAGCAATGCCGCTTAAATAGGTTTGCCCTTTAGCCAGTCCCTTATTAAAGCTTTCAAGCTTGCTCAATTTATATTGTGTTACCATATCGGAGATTGCGTGTGCACGGCTATTGGTCAGCATCTCCACAGCAACACCCAAATCTTTAAGTTCTTGCCGCGCAGCCTTATAAGCACTTGTCCCTTTGCCTGCCTTGAATTGGCGGGAGAAATTACCTACTTCCGCCACAAATGGTACCAAGCGGTCACGTATGGTGCGTCCCATCCCATGGACAAAAACAGAGCCAGCAATATCATTCAATGAAGACAACACGACACCACCAAGCAAGCGTGCATAGTTCAAAGTCTTTGCTGTCCCAATAATGTCATTCAAGATTGACTGCTCATTAACTTGGTAGGTGCCACGTAAGATATCCCGCATGGCTTCAATGTCGCGGCGGTCTTTCCGTGCCCTTGCATCAAGTTCCGCCCTTTTCTTAAAGGCATCAGGGTCACTATCTTTAATTGCCCGCTTAAGGGATTTAATCTCGTCATCCAACGCTGCCAGCTGTTTTTTCATGCTGACATCACCAAACGTACGTGTAAGCACGACATCTGGGACAATAGAGTTGAGATAGCGGTTCATCACCACTTCCACATCATTAACTAGGAAATCTTTTATATAGCTGTCTGGGATATCAAATACGCGTTCTTTTAAAGCGCCACGGCTTCCAAGGTTACCCCCAGTTCCCGTACCTACACGGTCAAGGGAGATGCCGAGTGTATGGTCAATTATTTTCTCGGCTTGCTCAACGAGTTCATTCAGGTCAAACTTTGGGTTTTCTTCTTTTAGCCAGCGCATAATGATTTGGCGGAATTCATCACGCCTTGCTGTAATCCGGCCACGGTCATAAACGCGCATGAAATAAGATTCAGCTGTTTTAACCTTTAAATCCTCAGGCAACATCCCAAGGCGGACAGCCTCATTTTTATAGGGGTCAACAATGTCTTTACGCAGCTTTGCAGCAACCTGTTTCACGTGCGGTATTTCATGTGTGTCACCGTTCCGCATAGCATCAGATACCCTTGCTTTAAATTCATCAAAGGTTAATTTGCCTTCACGGCTTGCAGCACCAAAAGTATCCCCAATAGCTGTACGTGTTAACCCTGTGGCACCTGTTTTTTGCCGGTATGCCAGGAACTCACTTTCCAGGATATTGTAAAAGGAGAACTTAGACGAATCACGTAATGCTTTGATTTCAGTCTCAGCTGCAAAAGTAAAGTTAGGGGTTTCAAACCGCAATGGGCTTTCAGCCAAGGCACGGGAGATAAGCCTTGTTTCCTTAAAAGGGCTTGTTATGGTGCGTAAGTTCGGGGATTCGCTGAACAATGTGGCATTGGCAATGCTCCGGCTTTTACCGCTTATTTGGGTGGGGTCGTAACCAAAAAACGGTTTCAACCGCGCATCATTATCAACCATTGCAGAACTAAGGCTGCCACCTTCACCCACTTTTTCAACAGTCAAAACCCCATCAAGTAAATCTTGCTCAGTGAGGGTAATTTTATCCCCTGCCATAAAGTCTGGTTGGCCTTCTTTAGGTAAGGTTAACTCTTCTTCTACTTGGCGGACAAAAGCGCTTTCTTTGATGCCCTTGGTTATTTGCCTGGTGCGGAGTGCGCCTGCTGCGCCACCCAGGATACCACCAAGGAAAGCTGACCCAGAAACGTTTGCTGCGCTCTCGCCCAGTGTCCTTGTTTCTTGGGTTGCATGGAGTGCCATTTCAGAAACGGAGGAACCAAGGATAGCTGCGCGGCTGGTTGCAAGCGCCCCACCTAAGATGTTTTTCCCAGCACGTAAAGATTGGACAGTCGCACCGCCAACGGGGATAAGGGTCAAAGGGGAAAGGACGCCGTTAGCAAAGCTTCCAAGCGTGCCAAGCCATCCAGAATCCTTGATGGTTTCTTGATCTGCGCGTTCCCTGTCTATTTGGGATTTGATACGGTCAACTTCTGCGGGGGAATTGGCATAAATAAAATTTTTAACATAGTCTTCATACCCATTTATATTTTCAAAGGGATCAAAATCTGGGTCTCTCACTGTTCTGGAAAACCGCTCAAAGACACCACGTTCATCGGCGAAAAATGTTCCTATGTCGTTTTCCCTTAAGAGTGCAGGTACCGTATCAGAGAAAAAAGAGGGTGAGTTCTCCGCAATATTATTTTCAACGTCTGTCTCTTTATCAACTGGCAACGTTTGAATTTTATCTAATAGTGTTGGGGGTTCATGTATCCAAGGCATCAGAATTCTGCCCCCAATGATCCGGCTGGCAAAGGAACCTTGTCGGAATCTATCAAATATTGGTTGAACTCAACCTCACCTTTCCTTTCCCCACGGGCATCTTTAACCTTTTCCTTCTTCTCTTCCCCATATCGGGCATTTGTTTTCTCGATTGCTCCCTTAGGGTCAAACTTGAACCGATTGATGCCACCATCCTTATGACGGACAGGTTCATATGCACCATCTTTATCTTTTACAAATACCAGGTAGGAAGGTTGCCCTCCTGGAACGGCTTCCCTGGCTGTGATGGAGTCCGGCACTAAGGCAATATCGGAATGCTTAATATCCTTGTACTGCCCGATTGTTTTTACTTCCCCTAGGAGCTGTTCCTGCATCCAATCATTCGGGATACCAGGCACTTGGTAAAATTTTTCAGGTGGATATTTAATGACACGTGCTTTGCCTGTAACCTCTGTGGCGCCATAGGTGCGTTGGAATATTTGGTTGGCACTTTCCTTGGCAACATCTTTATCGCCTGTCCGGATGTACTCTGTTTCGTAAATATTCTTGTAATCAGTTACAGCCGCATCGCTCAGGTCTTTGAATTCTGGCAAGGGGGTACTTCTCGTGCCCCATAAAAAGCCTTCACGCCGTATGGCCTCTTGGGCTTTCGTGGCATAATTATTTTTTTCTTTTTTGATCTCTTCCCTGCGCTTTTTAACAATGTCTTCCTTAAGTGGGTCGAACTCAAGGTTCACACGGTTAAATGCCTCAGCAGGGCTAAGCCCATTACGCAAAGAATCCGACAGCATTAAGCCATAAGAGATATCACTTTCAGGGATATCATCCAGCGCCATAGGGGTTTTTTCTGAAATCCGTGCAATGAGGTCAGCTGTAAAAATCTGTTGCTCAGGTGTCCCATTGCGCAACGTTGCCCGCATGTTGCCTTTTAAACTGTTTGGTACCACCCCAAATTTAGAAACATATTCTGTGATAGCGGACGCTTTCTCAGCTTCGCTTGCCCCTTCCAAGGAAGGCATAAATTGTGATTGGAAATGGGCATCAATGGCCGCAGCCTGGTTTTTATTTCTTGGGTCAATAATTAAATCTTCATTGATATAACTCTGGACTTGGGCAACCGACCGTTGGCGTTCAGCTTGGACACGCTGTACCTCTGTCGCACCCTCCATGTACTTTTGGAGCTTATCAAATGTCCGGACGTCAAGTTCCTCAAGCGGATTGATCTCCCGTTGGACTTTGCCCTCTGCGTCATAAAATTTGAATTTTTTCTGGCCGCTTAAAACTTCTCGCATGGCTTGGCTTTTGTTGCCCTGCTCATCAAACCAACCTTTAAGCCCTAGGCTCATGATATTTTGGGTTGCTTCCTCACGGAAGTTTGCCCTAAAGCCAGCATCAAACAGGGGTAGCCCATTGGCATCTGTCTTGGATAGCATCTCATCAATGGTTAAGAGCTGGAGCTGGGCTGAACGTGAGGCGTCAAAAGCAACTGGCACATTTGAATTCAGCATTTGGGCTGAGTTGTGCTCAAGCATATTGGTTGCTTGTTTCAGTACAGTTAAGGACGACTCTTTGAGTTTGTCTGTTTCAATCCTAGTTTTAAGGTCTGCGGCATGCGCAATAAATGGCCGCGACATCATATCAAAACGCGCTTTAAGCTCTGCTTCCATAAAGGGGGATGCCCCTTTAGAAAGGCCGGTGTAGGCAGCTTCAAACTCAGTTTTCATTGCCTCTGGGTCGGCTTTGTTGCGCGCCACAATATCATCCGCCATAGTGCGTGCGGTGGATTCAAAGTCCGTTAGGTAAAGTTTTTCTGAAACATCTTGTAACTTCCCAGCCATAGCCCCAGATAAACGGGACAGCTGTTCCATGTTTTTAATCCCACCTGTAGCAATTTTGGTAGGTTCTGTTTTTATGCCATCTTCTAAACGGCGCTCATAGAGGGGTGCCCTAGCCATTTAAAAGGCTCCTTAATCCACCAAACAGTTGGCCACCACTCCTGAGTAAACCTGGAATAGCCTCAAAGGCACTCATATTACCGGATTGCCGTGCCGACCTGCCCTCAGCCCTTAACTGGTTTGCTTGGGAACGTGCACCAATAGCGCTATAACTTGCCTGATCCCTAATGCCCAACAAATCTTCACCAGCGCGCCGGCGGCTTTCAATCTGGGCAGCCCGTGCAGAACCGCTACCGATATTGATCCCGCGCCCTGCAAAGAAAGCATCCGTACTTGATAAGTCATCCAACAGCTTGCGTCTGAGTGCATTTGCGCTCGCTTCGGCGTTGATCTCAATCTGCTTGGCGCGCAGGTCTTCTTGGCCAGCTTGGAGGTTATACATAGTGTTTTGCAACCTTCCAGATTGGATGGAACCAAACATCTGCATACCAGAGGAAAGGAATGACCCTGCGCTGGCGAGTAGGCCAAGTTTACCGCCAAGGAGGCCTCCTGCTGCACCACTTGCAGCGGCACCCCCAAACGAGGAGGCAAACATAGGTACTAAAGCTTGCATTATAAATCTACCTTCATTCCTATTGCTAATACGGTCATGGGCAAGGGATTCTGCTGGGTAATTTCAAGTTGTCCGTAGGTATCCCAACCGCGCAACCCTTCTACCTTTTTCTCCCCTGTAAAGATGGGGTTTGCCCCACCTAAGAGCGTGTTGTCGAAAGATTTCATCGATACAGGCACATCATTTACAAAAATCTCAGATGTTTCATAAAGCCGCAAAGTACACTGTGAAATCCGTTTCTTGTTCCCAATGGTGTCACCTACAACTTGGTTTTCATAAGGCAATGTCTTTACAAGGGGGGCGAAATCCAAACCAATCTCCACGCCTGTTGCGCCTTCCCTGGAAGTTGTAATGCTGCCGCCAACAACTGTTTGGTTAGGCAAGATATTGCCATCAGCAATGACCCTAACTTCTTTACCTTCCAGGAAATCTAACCCTGTAAAAGTATCGGTAGGTAAACCTGTGGTAAACTTAATGCTGGCATCCGTAAAATACGTCTCATCAAAAATCTCGAGGTAATTGTTATTTCCCCCATCAATTTCACGCGTAACAACGGTATAAACTTCGTCGATATCTACCCCAACATTCTTATAGCTGCCGTCCGTTGACCATAAGGCGAACCCTTGAACGTTCTGCTCTGCGAGCAAAGATCCCACCGCGATTGTCCCATCAGAGTTTGCTATCACCATCCAGTCACACTCTTCTGTGCTGGTGCTGCGGCGTAAGGTAAAAGCAACGGGTGTCCTTAAAAGGTGCGAAGAATAAATGGAAACGCTTGTGGAGGTGAATGCCTGCTCAACATCACTAAACAATAATTTTGAGATGCTCTTGCCACCCCTTTGCACAAACAAGGTGGCACCATTTGAAACAATTGGCCGTAAGCCAGGCTGGCTTCCTTGCTCAGTTTGGGGGAGGACACCTGGATTGTCTGGGGTGACAGCTGAACCACGCGGCTGGATCACAGCCAGCTCACCGCCAGTACTAAAAATCTGCAATGTACGATGGGCAAGCACATTAACGATCGGTTCCTCGTTATCGACATCAATATCAATTGCATCCGTTGCGCGGAAGGAACCAGAGCTAAAATTAAAGGGGTCACCAAGGCAACTGCCCCATAAAGTACGGGGGCGCGATTTGCTCCCACCTATAAATAGGCGTTGCTGGAAGAAACAACCTGAACGCGGCCAGCCCCTCGCTGTTGACCATACATCTTCCCAACCTGTTTCAAGCGTCCAATCCCCTGAAGCAATAGCGCTTGCGGTGTAAAAGGGTACCTCAGTAATCGCTTCCACAACAGTGCCGGAGGTGTATTTTGTAATACGGGCAGTCCCACCATTGCCATCGACAATTTGGTTAACATGTCCGGCGTTAAAGGTGGCTGCCCCTGCTGTCAGTGTAACTTTTCCAGATACAGCACTGGGTGTAAGTGTCGTTGCTGGCGTGGTGGTCACGGGGACAAAGTCATGGAAAGGGATATTCTCGAACGCTACTTCGCTGAGCGACCAGGCATTATCTGCGCCTTGCCTTTGTAATTTGTAAGGTGCCACATCTTCATGGAATAAAAGCAACGTATCGCCGCCAGATGTCCAATTTAGTGTCCCCATCTTGTTGCTGGTATAAAGGGGGGCAGGTATATCAACTTGCAATACCTTGTCCTTATACACGGCGATATTCTGGTCTGAAAAAACCATCATGTAACGCTGTTCAATATTAAATTTGTAGTCAATCAACCGGCATTGGCTTAATGTCCCTGTAGCTTGCCAAACGCTCATTTCGCCAATAGATGCCTTTGCTGTCCCAAGGTCAGTTGTCCCAACCCTTACAAACCGGATGTAACGTGCTGCCTGATGGACACGCCGCCGTGCTGTTATAGCAGTGGTTGACATAGCAATAGGGGTAACAGCCGTTGTCCATGCAGCGTTATCTGTTGATACCTGTACTTTGAACTCATCGGCATTGCTGCCTGCACTTAAACTAGCAGCAACAATATCGACAAATTCAATGAATTGGTTAGCACCTAGGTCATATTGCACCACTACATAATTGGTTATAGTACTAATATTGCTTGTAGTTGTAAGTAAGGTTGCAGGGTCATTATCATTGGCATTGGCTGTTGTGCCACCATTGGGCGCAGTAATAGTAGGTGCTGCAAACCGTATCAATGTTTGGGGGATACGTCCCAAGTTGCGGCTGCCAGGCCGTCGCCTAAAACCACCATCTGGCAAAATACTGACATTCCTTGCTTTCTCCAGTGCCCCTTGATAAAAATCCACCCCATAACGCGCCGTTAATAGCGGATCAATCTCCCCAATTGTAAACCTATCCTGGCGGCTGGTTACCATTACCTGAACCTCTCAGAGATCAATTCAAAGCTTGTAATAGGTTCTACAGGCATTTGCATGGAATCTATCCTTTTTGCTTGGCCGAGCAGCCCACCTAAAAGGTTGTCTGAGGGAGTACCGTAAGCTTGCCTGAATTTGATATCTGCCAAATCGTTCCTCGATAAAATAGGAGCAAGTTTTGCAGCCAGTGCAACCACAGCAAACTCGACAAACCAATAAGGCCAATTTTGCGGCTCAACATTGGATTGGTAGTCCGCCCATAAAGTGGTTGCATCGCTATAGATATATTCATTAAAAAGTTCGTAGCCATGGTATGGCGTTATACCAATGCCATTCCCATCAAAGATAGCATGGAGCCTCAGCAGGTCTACAGGCTTATCATAAGCATACCGCCATTCATTAAGCGGGTTATCCGTACTTCTACCAAGCTGGCGCTTCTTCATTGTGAAACGCCAACTATGGATAGATAAAATGTATTTTGAAAAGTCGTCCCAGATGATGCCGCATATCTGTGCAGCTTCAGTATTGCTTGTATCTTGAAAAGACGAAATTGGCCTCAATCCAAGCTCGGTTAGTGCAAGCGCACAAACTTTATATTTAGATGAGGCCATATCCCGTACCCTTTTTAGTTCGGCGTGATTTCAACTGTTATCATCAATGGCGCTGTTGTCGTAGAAGCACCATCAGTCGCAAATTCAATCGCGCCGCCTGCTGCAACGGTACCGGCCGCTGTTGGCGTTGCAACATCCACATCACCAGCAGCTGAACCAGCTTGGGTGACTGTAAACCCACCATTGGTAATGGCATTCCCACCAATCTTAGAAGTAACAACAGCGTTCGCGACGGTGATCCCATTGAAGAGCACTGACCATATCTTGGTGACATATCCAGCAATAGGCGACACCACAAAAGCTGAACTTGCTGTTGATACGTCTGCTAAGTAAGTTGTGACATAAACAGGGCTGGTAGTTTCTGAAGCATTAGCTACTTCATACACAATGTATAAAGGCTGTTCGCCTGTTGATGCGCCATCAGTTGTGGCTTTAATCACGCTTCCTTCTGCAATGAGCCTTGCACCTGTCGGGTCTGAAGTATCTTCTGTGCCAGCAGCTGAACCCGCATTTGCGACAGTAATGGCAGAACCTGTAATTGCTGTGCCATCAATATCAAAGGTGATTGCTGCATCAGCACCCGTAATAGCGCCACCAAGTACCGTCGTGATACGGGTGATATATCCTCTCACGCTAGAGGTGACTGAAGTGGAGGAAGCTGTTGAGATATCCGCGAGCTTCGTAACAATAAGCTTACTGCCATTCTGCACTTCAAAAAGTTGGATGACCCCTGTGAATTTAACGCCAACTTGCAGGCGTGTTGTCCCTTGGACACCTGTTACTGTTGACAAACTATCAACAAACTGGACATCAACGATGTCACCTACTTCAAGCATGGTTTTCACATCATCAAAGTAGTTGCTGACTAACAGATCGTCTGAATCATCAGTGGTACGGTATACGTAATACTGTGGTGCTTTCCCACGGCGGGATTGATTGCCAGCAGGTGCAAAGTTTTCTAAGTTAAAAGCCATTTTTTCTTACCTTCTGTGTTAAGCGTTCACTGCCACGGATTCATCAATAGTGATGTCAACAATGCCATCATTATCAATATTCACAGCCCCTGCTGACATAACGCCATTAATGAGCCAACTGGTTTTTTCAGGGATATAGTTGATTTCAGTGCGCATGTTTAAGCCAATTGCCAAGCCAACCGCGTCTTGGTGCCAAGCATAAAGGGTACGGCTGTTACCTACTAAAGGTAATCCACCTTCATCACGGTCTTCGATCATGTGGAACTGGAACCCAACAAAACTGTTGATTTCACCATTCACTAAAGAACGCACCGCGTTATAGTCTGTTGAAGTGGCTTGTGTTGAACCAAGCAGTTGCTCCATAGCGGTTGCGCTTATGGCAAAGTGGCGCCGGTCAGAGGGGACGCCTTTTGCATCAAGTAGCTTCTTAGCACGGCGTAGCTTGCCAATGTTAAATGCATTGTTACCACCAATTGCCACATCAACAGTGTTTTCGGTTGCAATCTCAGCAGCATCAAGGATGAGTTGGTCTGCACGTCGACCCATTGCACCCGCAATAACGGTGACAAGCTCACGGCGCTCATCAAAGTTGATTTTTTGCTGTTGGAAGATATCTGTAT